TTATTCCTCATGATAAATCAATGGATCAGGAATACGAACGAGGCAAAGCAGATAGTAAAGCCAACGGTTTCGTTTTAAATATTCCTAAACTTGCCGATACAATCATTGTCAGAGAAGACGCAGACATTGATAAAATTATTGAAATGTTAGCCTTTAAGTTAAAAAGTTATGCTATTAATCAGGCAGAGGGCGCAGTTTAACATAAGTTATAGATCGCTCATTCGCTCGCGCGAATGAGCATTATGTTCTTCAAAAGGAGTGGATGGCGTGAGTAGTTTTTTAGATAGTTTAGTTTCAAGCCTTACGAGTAGTAACAGTACACAAAATCAAGCGCCAAAAGTATATTTACAAAATGCAGGAAGCAAAATACAATTTCCGATTCCACCAAGTTCGTTTGAAGTGAATATCAAACAAAATAATACAATCGTAAATATAAACAGCCTTGGCGAGTTAAATATGCTGGGAAAAACAGGCTTAATCACCTTGTCTTTAAGCTCCTTCTTTCCGAATCAAGACTATAGTTTTTGTCAATGTACACCAGACAGTCCGTATAATTATGTCAAAACAATTGATGGCTGGAGAACTGGTGGTAAGCCATCAAGAATAACAATAAGCGATACCCCGATAAACTATGCAGTCACAATTGATAATTTTAAATTCAGTGAAAAAGACGGTACAGGTGATGTTTATTTTACACTGGATTTTCATGAATATAAATTTGTTGGCGGCGCACTTGATAACACTGTGAATTCCGTTACGGGTTTAAAAGATCGTACCGATACATCAAGCTTATTGGATACGGTCAAGAATATAACGGTATACTCTGGCGACTCCCTTATGGACGTAGCAAGCAGGACATTGGGGCAAAATGTTAGTGTTAACACTGGTACAAAAAGTTATTTAAGTTTGTATGCTGCTTTGGTTAAACGTGGTGGGGTTACGGCTGGCGACGTTTTGAAGGTAACGAAAAATAATACAATTAAAGTCGGTGGTTCGAATGTTCAGCTGTAAAGTAAATGGTAAAGATATTTCGGATTATGTAATAAGCTATCAATGGCAGGGGGATACAGATCAGGCTGGTCGAAAACTGGATTTTAGTATTGCCTATAATATGAAAGATAAATCATTTTTAAACCTTAATGTGCTTATCGGAAACACAGTTTATTTGTATTTTAAAGATGACACTGTTATAAATGCGGCGCCCATTGAAATATTTCGGGGCGTTGTTTTTATGCGGCAAAGGAACACAAACAATTTTACCTTTGAGTTCACAGCCTATGATAAGTTGATTTATTTAGCGAAAAGCAAAACCACCAGAAAGTTTTCTAATATTACAGTTGAATCCGTTATAACGCAGGTAGCAAATGAAATGAATATAGAAATAGGAACGATTTGTCCTATTGGCGTTTATGTGGATTTTATTGCAGATAATATGAGTTGTACGGAGATCATAAAAAAAGCTTTTACTATGGCTTACTGGACGAATGCCAAGCAATACCATATGTATATGAATCAGGATAAATTATATGTTGTTGAGCGCAGCGAAACCATTGAAAACTATATTGCTAGTGATTTGGTCAATGTAGAAAGTACGAATCATTCTGAATCGATCGAGGATATGATCAACACGATTATGATTGTGGATAGCAATGGTGCGGTCGTAAATACCATAAACAATGTTTCTGATTTAGCGGCTTATGGAAAATTACAAGACGTTTATAAAGTCGATCCAAAGCAAGATACACAGACAGCCGCGAAGGGACTGCTTAAAACCGTTTCTTTTAAATCATCTTTATCTGGTATAGGTAACATTCAATGTATTACGGGTTATGCGATTACCGTGCAGGAAGAACAGCTTAAAGGTAAATTTACGATCCTTAGTGATAGACATTCTATAGCAAATAATGTTCATACGATGGAATTAACCTTAGAATTTTTGGCGGTGGTGAGTTAATTGAAAGAAAATCCTTATTCTACAATTTTGGGCTTGATGAAAGATACAAGCATTAACAGCAATTCCCCTAGTATTCAAATCGGTAAAATAATTGCTTCGCCACCAGAAATTCAAGTTTCATATAACGGTATTATTTTAGATTCTAAAGATATATGGATCTCCAGTTATTTATTAATTGGCTACACTCGTACAGCAAAAGGACATATCGTTAGTGCTACACAGGATGCGTCTGGCGGCAGTGGTGAAGCACAATACGCCAGTCATAACCATGCGATAGATAATGACTATACAGACTCAATTATCTATACGGATACCTTGGTGGCTGGTGACTATGTTTCTATTATGCCGATGGTTTCTGAAGACAACAGCAGCCAGCAATACATTATTTTAGACAAGATTCAGAGGTGTCAATAATATGAATCCTTTTGTAGCAGGACCAACAGACAGTACAACAGCTTCAACTTTACCGATTTTCACGGAATACAATTGGGATTTTGAACATGATTATTTTATCTATATCGGTGGAAAACATGAAATTGTGACCGAAAACGAAGCCTTAAAAGTTTGGATTTATAAAGTTTTAAAAACGGAACGTTGGCGATATCGCGTTTATGATAATGCTTATGGAATTGAACTTGAACAATTTATAGGGAAGTCGACAAACAACGGTGATTCTTCGATACAGGTTCAGCGTTATATTAACGAAGCCTTATTGATAAACCCCTATATTCAAAGTATTGATAACGTCACTTTCACAAACGAGAGTGACGTTTTAGATTTTACGATTGAACTAACAACGATTTACGGCAGTTTAACAGTATCAAGTTAATAGAGCTCCCGCTCTTTTGAGCGGGAGCTCTATTAATAAAGGAAGGTAACCAAAATGAGTTTTGAAATGAAATCAGAAAGTGATATTTTAACCGCGTTAAAAGCAGACTTAGCAACTGTATCCAATGGTCAGTCTACCATAGAAGGTTCTTTTAATAGTGATATGCTAACCGCCAATGCAGTGGAATTTGAACAAGCTTATGCTGAAATGCAGCAAATGATACAGGCGAATTTTGCGACGACTTCGTGGGGGGATTACTTAACATCACGTGCTAGTGAATATGGAGTTGTCCGAAAAGAAGCAACAGCCGCAACTGGAATTATAAATATTATGGGTACAGCAGGATCAACAATTATTCAGGGCAGCCTTTTTGCAACAAGCCAAGGTGTTAATTTTTATACAACGGCTTTTTCAACAATTGGCACGGACGGAACAGCATCAATCAATATTCAATGTAGTGCCAGCGGAACAGTAGGCAATGTGGCGGTCGAACTTATTACAAAGATACCAATGAGTATTCCGGGCGTTACATCTTGCACAAATTCGGTTGCTTGCCAGAATGGTTTTGATCAAGAAACGGATACCGAGCTATTAGCGAGGTATCTATTGAAAGTAAGAACACCAGCAACTAGCGGCAATAAATACCATTATCAGCAATGGGCGTTGTCAGTTGCTGGCATAGGGCAGGCGAAAGTTTTGCCTTTATGGAATGGCAATGGAACAGTAAAAGTTATAATCGTTGATAGTAATAATGCTACTGCCAATGCTACCTTGATTCAAAACGTGACAGATTACATTGAAACAGTTCGTCCAATTGGTGCGACTGTAACCGTGACCAGTCCGGCGCCATATCCTATTGATATTTATGCAGATATTATTGGCGTAGCAGACACAGATACAGTTAAAACAGCTATAAACAATTATTTTAATGCCTATGGATTTACGCAAACGTATATTAGTTTTGCTCAGATCGGTAAAATTTTATTAGATACGGCGATTATCAAAGACTATAAAAATCTTATCGTATGTGGCGGCACAAGCAATGTACCCATTACAGAAGATCAGATACCAATTTGTGGGACGGTGAAATTAAATGTCTACAGTTAATAAAGATTGGATGCGGCAAAATACGGTTGATGTGACAAAGTACCTTCCAGCGTTTTTGCAATCCGATCCAAATTTTAAGGCCGTTGCGGATGCTTGCAGCTTGGAACATGAAAATATACGTGTAGGTTTACAGGATATATTTAATCAATTTTTTATTAATACGGCTACGTGGGGCTTAAGTATGTATGAATCCGTTTTAGATTTAACGCCGGCCGCAGATGAAATTATTGAGTATCGCCGTAAGCAGATATTAGTAAGATTAAGCGGTTTAGGCATGAGTACGGTTGCTTTCTTAACCAAAATTATTAATACCTATGGCAGCGGATACATTCAAGAATATAACGACCACTATTATTTTAATGTCTATACGGTAACACAGAATGCAGTAGCAGTCCAAAAAATGAAAGAAGATATAAACACATATAAACCGGCACATTTAGGTTTTACGATTTATTTAGGCTATAGCTGGAACGGCAATATTAACTTTGATGGTTCCAGCACATACGGCACTTATTTAATTGGAGGCAACGAGTAATATGGCTTATAACAATAAATGGACGCCTGAATTTCCGGCTAGTGTCGGTAATGCTTTACGTCCTACCGATCCGATCAATAATACAGAAGACTATCAGACAGACGGATTTCCACAATTTATAGCAAATGATCCGGTACGATATGATTTACAAAATGCTGTTTTAAAACAGGTTCTTTCAAACGATGAAAGACTAAATGAAAAAATAGGCGTGACAAATCTTGCACATAATACTGATCCGAAAGCCCACGCTACAGGTATTGCTGGAAATGCGGCAACTGCAACAAAATTAGCAATATCAAAGAATATTTCTATAACTGGAGATGCAACGGGCAGCGTTAGCTTTGACGGATCTGGCGATGTAAGCATAAATGCTACACTAGTGACCGTACCAATTGCAAAAGGTGGAACTGGCGCCATTACACCGGCCGGCGCCCTAGTGAATTTTAATTTAACAGCAACGGCAGCAGAATTAAATTATGTACATGGAGTAACGTCAAATGTTCAAAACCAAATAAACACAAAAGCACCAATAACTTCACCAACATTTGCCGGCACAGTGGCAGCATCAGAATTTGATATAGTAGGAGCTAGTAGTACAGGGATTGGTTCTGGCAATGGAGATACTGGTTATCCTGTAGCTGATCAAAAGGCTAATCTTAAAATATCTAGTTGGCAGGGTACTGGTTTTTATGATGGTTGTACAGGGAATGGATATACGGTAGGAATTAATAATAGGAATGGAGATATAGTTTCAAAGGGGTGTGTAACCGCAAATACTTTTCGGACTAGCGACTGGTTTAGAACGACTGGTGACGGTGGCTGGTATAGCGAAAAATGGGGTGGCGGTTGGCAAATGACCGATGCTACTTGGATTAGAGCTGCTAGTGGGAAAAATGTTTATACTAGTGGTGTATTTCAAGCAGATGGTGGATTCAATGGTGGTCTAAATGGTACAGCTACCTACGCGGAAAGAGTACAAAATGATGGTGGACCGATGCGTTTCCATTGGAATGGTCAAGGTGGTCAACCTCTTTGGGTTTGGGGGAACAGGGATGGAGACTCTGGCAATGCTTACGTATGGAATCCATCTAATTTTAATGTAAATTCGGTTGGTGGTTATACAGCAGAT